ATGCAACGCATGACCTCACTCCGCGCAGCGATCTACGTACGTGTCAGCAAGAACCGAACCGACGACTCAGCCAAGCCGGAGCGTCAGATCAAGTCCTGCTCCCTGCTCGGCAAGGCCAAGGGCCTGACCCTGATCGCTGAACCGTTCGTGGACGATGACGTGAGCGCGTACAAGGGCAAGAAGAAGCGTCCTCAGTACGAAGCCCTGCTGGACCTGATCAAGGCCGGTGAGGTGGACGTGGTGCTGTCATGGCACATCGACCGGATGCTTCGCACCACTCGGGAGATGTTGGAGTTCATCACCTTGGCCGAAGAGACCGGGGTCAGCATCGAGTCCGTGCAGGGTGGCTCACTGGACCTGTCCACTCCTGCCGGACGCATGGTCGCCACGATCCTCGCGTCCGTCTCACAGGCTGAGGTCGAGATGAAGGCAGAGCGGCACCTACTGAAGAACGAGCAGACCCGTCAGGCCGGAGGCTCCACGGGTGGCCCGGTGCCGTTCGGCTGGACCTTGGGGGAGAAGGTTGGCCACTCCCGTCAGTTCATCGTTGATGAGGACGCAGCGAAGGCGATCAAGACAGCCACCACAGCCCTGATCGAAGGCTCAGAAAATCTTTCTCAGATCGCCCGTGACTGGAACGCACAGGGACTCCGTACGACGTTCGACAAGCCGTGGAATCACAACAGCCTGAAGAAGGTCTTGGTACGTCCTCGCAACGCTGGCCTTGTCGAGCACCACGGCTCCATCCTCGAAGGCGTAGAAGCCTCGTGGAGCCCGCTTGTGTCGGTGGAGGAGTGGCATGCCGTCTGCTCGGTGCTGGACGGCCAGAGGCGTGCCCAGAGCCCGCGCAAGCACCTGCTGTCCAACCTCCTCACCTGTGCCAAATGCGGCAAGCCGTTGGTGGCCGGTATGACGGTCAAGAAGGTCAAGGGCAGGGAGTACCGCTACGAGCAGTACAAGCACGCACCGGGGCAGGGGACCGGCTGTGGTGCCTCCATTGAGCGGACCATGGTGGACAAGAAGGTCAGGACCTATGTCAGGCACATTCTGACTTTTCAGAAAATAGAATCTCTGGTCCCTCAGTCCCACGACCTCACCTCTGCTCTGTCCCTCCGCAGTGAGGTGGCAGGCATCGAGAAGAGGATGCAGGAGTTGGAGGACCTGTGGGCTGACGGCGAGTTCTCCACGGATGGATACAAGAAGCAGCGGAAGGCCCTCTCAGAGGCCAGAGAAGTGGCACTGAAGGGCTTGGCAGGGCTTACGGAGCGCAATGCCTTCGCTGGGCTTCTCTCGGGCCTTCAGAAGGCCTCTTTTGAGGACTCGGTGAAGATGGGTCAGCAGTTCGATGCTCTGTCTCTCGATCACCGCAAGACCGTGGTCTCTGCCTTGTTCCCGAAGATCGTGATTGAGCCCGGTAGGGGAGAGGATCGAGTGAAGTTGTACAACGCTGACGGGGAAGAGTTCGAATTAACCTGACAAGTGTCAACTCTGATTCTCACTTTATTTTTTTGACTTAGATACATTCCATCGCTGCGCTAGGCCTTGAATCCCAAGGCAAAGGCTCGCTCGCCGCCGCTTCGCGGCTCGCTTCAAGGGTGCTCGATGAAGTCGAAGACTTACCTCTAGATGTCATGGGTCGCTTTTGCGACCCTGACTTAGTAAGTACGTAGGTAAGCTTTGCTATGTATGCTTTGAATAGGCGAAGGCAGGGACGATCTAACGCGACAGTCCCTCGATGAAAGGCATACGTATGTTGGAGACATTCTCACCCGATGGGGCATCTGCTGGTTGGTTCGCAGAGAACTACTTCATCGCAGGCAATCCCGACTTCTCTCGGTTCGAGCACCCTCGGCTGTCTGCCGATCCGTCCCACGGGAAACTGATCAACTTCTTCTGCATCCGATTTCCTGACGGCGTGGACCTCGCTTCTGGTCAGCGTGAGCCCTCCATGGTGTTGCGAGACGGCTCAGACCTCTATGCGCTCTGGTTCCATCACAGCGTTGACCCTGCCCGGATCAGTGAGCGTTCCGGTAAGCCCTCTGCGCACAACCTCTACTTGCAGGTGCGTTTCAAGTACGCCTCACTGATGAGCGGCACTGTGGTGGACGAATTCCCGAACCCCTTCCTCACCCCCGCTCGCTGGAACGGGCACATCGACACCCTGAAGGCCTTCAAGGACGATCTGAGGGCCGTGGACAACTGGGGGTCATTCCTTGTCCCTGAGTTCCTGTCCCGTGGCGGTAGCGCCAACACAGAGGCGCAGAGGGACGCACGTGCAGCGTTCAACGAGTGGCAGAAGACCCGCGCCGGAGGACAGGCACAGGAAATCATCAACGCCGTGGAAGCCGGACTCAGCAACCGAGAATTGTCGATGCGCTTCAACGTGAAGCCGGAGTCAGTGCCCTCGATGATCAGCCGCGCACGGAAGCGCCTTGCCTCATGAAAAGTGAAAGGCCCTCAGGTAACCGGCGAAGGCGTCCTGAGGGCCAGACGGCTGAAAGGCATTCAAAGCCGTCGAACACAGACTACACAGGAGACGCCTCATGAACGACAAGGACCGCATCCAGAAGGCTCTGGCCGACATGGAGGAAATCTCCACGCTGAACACCACAGAGGCCCGCAGGGACTCACAGCGAAACAAGCGGCTGGTGGACTCCGGTGAGACGTACCGGAGCCAGTACCCGAAGAAGAACTTCCGCACCTTGAAGAAGCACGATCACTGAGGCCGTACGTACTACATGGACACCAAGGCAGAAACTCGGACCTGTGCTGTGGAGACCTGTGACAGGCGTAGGCACGCAAGGAATCTCTGCACCATGCACTACCGACGTTTCTTGCGTCATGGTGATGCTGAGCCCCGCCAGAGGAAACCAAGGTCGGAGGAGCCAAAGCAGCAGAAGCCAAGGCAGCAGAAGCCAAGGCAGCAGAAGCCAAAGGAGCCCTGTTCAGTGAACTGGTGTGAAAAGCCCGCGAGGACAAGGAGTTTCTGTCTGACTCACTATTCCAACTTCAACAAGTGGGGCAATCCGTTCGGCAGGCCGGTAGAGGTGGACATCGAGAAAGTCACAGCGAGATTCCTCACCGAACTCCGTGCCGACCCGGAGGAACTGGTGGCCCTCGCAGAACACGCTGCGCTGGTCATTCACGGTCCTGAGTGGGTGGAGGAGCAGAAGGTGACTCGGATGCGCAGGATTGCAGAAGTTGAGAAAGACCCGGCGACTGTCGGTGCAGCCATGGGGATGACCTCACCGGACGTGACCAAGTTGGCCAAGAAGCATGGAGTCACCTTGTTCACAGGCTTGGAATGCGGCTGAAAAGAAAGTTCAAGAAAGTCGGCCTGAGCCCGAAGAAACGAAGGCCGGGTGACGATACTTAAGTATGGAATCCGCTGAATACGAAGCCCTTCGCTTCTTGGCCAGACACCCGGAACTTCAGTCACCCAAGTCCCACGAACGCAGGACTGCCGAATTCCTGACCGAACTGGGCTACGACGGCTTCAAGATCATGGGCCTTCGTCTGGTTTCAGAAAATAAAAACGAAGATCAACCGGCCTGAAGCCGTACGTACTACAACCAACTAGTGCAGGAGTTTTGAGATGAATACCGAAATGATCGAGTACACAGCAGTTGAACTCACCTACAAGGGTGAAGCCGTCCACCTTCCTGTGAGGGCAGACCTGACCCTCGTAGAGGTTGCCCGCCTCGCTCTTGAGGCGTGGGACACAGACAGCGAAGACCCGGATGACTTGACCTTCGCTGAACTGGATCGGGGCATGTCGGACAAGACGTACAACGCGCTGTCACCGGAGGACCGCGCAGCCTTCGACCAGAAGCAGGCTGAAGACCGTGCAGAGATGCAGGCTCGCGCACAGGCCCGACGAGCAGCCAAGAAGGCCTAGGACTACAAACCCACCTATCGAGGAGTGCAGACCTCATGATCAACATTCAGGAAGTCATCGTGCTGGCAACGCTCGCAGTAATCGGCCTCACCGGCTGTAGCGAGCAGTCAGACGACAAGGCAGAGAACACCACCAAGCAGCAGGACACCTCACTCAGGACCGCAGTGGAGGCCTACTCGGACGCGTACCTGACGGGCGATGACGCTTCGTACTCCATGCTCAGCCAGCGCTGTCAGGAACGGAATGACCGTGTGGTGTGGGCAGACCTGATGAAGCGCACAGCCCGCATCTTCGGTGAGGCGCAACCGCTCACCTCCTTCGATGCACAGGTCAGTGGCGACATGGCCCGTGTCACCTACACGTACGAGAACACCGACATCAACCAGACCTCCGAACCATGGGTCAGGGAAGACGGACAGTGGAAGGAAGACGACTGCTGACATGGACTACACCAACCAACGGCTGTGCCTGTGGATCAGGGTGGTCCTCTATGCCACCGCACACCACGGCCAGCCGTTGGAGGCAGGGGAACTGAGGCAGGCCCTCGACCCCACTGTCAGGTCCACCGACATCAGCAGAGCCATACGCACAGCCACCCGCCACGGTCTGCTCCACCCACGCAGCAGCGCACGCTGCCTCTACCTCAAGGACCAGAGACGATGACCACGACACAGCAGGACAGGTGGGCAGGTCGCAAGGTCCTCGAAGCACGCAGCATCATGGCCAACAAACTCCCGTCGCCCTGTGGTCAGTGTGGGAAAGAAGTCACAGAGAAGGACAAGTGGGTGGTCGGCCACGTCAAGAGCCGGATCACTCACCCTCACCTGACATGGGTGCTGAGCAATTGGCGCATCGAGCACAAGGCATGCAGTGACAAGACAGGGCAGGCAGCAGTAATTGAAAAAGCTAAATTCGATGCGCTGAAGTCAGTGGGCTTCGTTTTTCCCCCAGAGATGGAGGCCGGAAAGCCCCCGCTTCTTCCTGTACACACACACGAGAACCATTCTCAACCGCTGGAGGTCCGAGAAGGCCTGTCGTGGGCCAACCTCTGCCAGAACGCACCTGAATGGCTCCAGCCCTATCTGGAGGTCCCGGAGAACGCCTCCCCACCGATGTGGGTCACGGGTGTTCACCCGGAGGCTGTGGGCTCCTACGGGCCTGAAGCCCTCGCGTGGATGACGGAGAACCTGAAGGAGCGGGGCAAGCCGCTCAGCCTGCGCTGGTGGCAGCGTCTCGCTGTGGTGCTCCAACTCCAGCACCGCGAAGACGGGACCTTGTGCTTCAGGACCATCCTTGAGTCTGGCCCTCGACGGATCGGCAAGTCAGTCCGTCTCCGTGCCATGGCTCTGTGGCGATTGGAGAACGGTCCCGACCTCTTCGAGCCGGAGCAGTTGGTCCTGCACACCGGCAAGGACCTCGCAATCGTCCGGGAGGTCATGCGCAAGGCGTGGGCATGGGCTGGCCCTCGCGATGACTGGTCCTGCAAGAAGGGGATGACTGAGCCGGAGGTCTCCTATGCCGACGTGAATCGTTGGGTGGCCCGCAGCAAGGACGCGACCACCGGCTATGACGCCTGCCTCGCTCTGGTGGACGAAGCGTGGGACGTGAAGCCTGCCTCCATTGATGACGACTTGGAGCCCACGATGCTGGAGCGGGAGTCTCCGCAACTGGTCCTCACCTCGACCGCGCACCGCAGGGCAACCAGCCTCATGCGTGGCCGCATCCTCGATGCCCTCAGCGTGGACGATGGAGAGACGCTGGTGCTGATCTGGGGAGCGCCTGTCGGCTCTGACCCTGCTGACCCTGCCGTGTGGCGCGCAGCGTCCCCGCACTGGTCGGATGACCGTGCCTCGATGATGAGCAGCAAGTTTGCGAAGGCCATGGCCGGTGAGACCGATCCCGAGTTCGATGACCCCGATCCGATGGAGGGCTTCAAGGCTCAGTACTTGAATATGTGGCGGCTGAGGGATCGGCACGTGGAGCACGGCTCCGCTGTCTTCACCGCAGACCAGTGGGAGACCCTGACCGCTCTGCTGCCCGACACACGGCCTGACAGCGCAGCAGTGGAGTCATGGCACGCCGAAGGTGTCTCCGTCGCTCTGGCATGGCGCAGCGGGCTCGACACGGCGACTGTTCAGGTCCTCGACTTCCCCGACACAGCCTCAGCCGTGGCAGCCCTCAAGGACAGCGGCTTCAGAGGACGCGCCACTGTCGGAGCCAGCCTGCTGGAGGACCCTGCCTTCAAGAACGTGCGCACCACCAAGGGACAGGGCAGGCCTGCTGCCTCGGTGCAGGAACTCGCCCGTCTGGTGGCCGAAGGACAGGCTATGCACGACGGAGGGGAACACCTCACTACGCAGGTGCTGGCAGCCCGTACGACTCCCGGTGCTGACGGTCCCCGGCTGGTCTCCAAGGCCCGTGGGGACGCGATCAAGGCCGCTGTGTGGGCACTGACCTCTGCACGCAAGGCACGCTCCGGAAGGCCGCGCATCCTGTTGCCCTCAAGCGTTTAGGTGAAAAGCAAGCAAAACGTGCTTGCTTTTCCGTCTATTGATATCTAGTAAATCTAATAGAATGTCCATATGGGCGTTCTCAGGTCACTCTTCACGGGTAAGCCTGACCCCATTGTTGAGGCGGCAACGTCCAAGTCCCTTCAGCCGGTCTTCGCAGGCGTCGATATCGACCCCGGCACCCTCTACGGAGTTCAGACCCTCGATGAGGCAATGCTCTGGATGCAGGGAATTCGTCGGATCACCCGTCGTGAAGCAATGACAGTCCCCGCTGTCTCCAAGGCCCGCAATCTCATTGCCGGAGGCCTTGGCCAGTTGCCTCTTCGCCTCCACGACCAGAACAACGAAGTTGTGGACTGGTCTCTGCTCTCGCAGCCGGAGGCCGGAGAGTCCTCCATCACCACGTGGACCAACGTCATTGACGATCTGCTCTTCAGTAAATATTCCTATCTCCGGGTGACGCACCTCGGCTGGCACGGCAAGCCCGCAGAGGTCATCCGACTGGACCCTGAGTCCGTCACCTACCGGCCTGACCTCCACGTCTACCGCACCGCCACCGGCTCCGGCACCGCTGGGGAGTGGAAGCCGGATGACCAGATCATCCGCATCGAAGGACCGAACGACCCGCTGCTTGTCGCCGGAGCCCGCGCTATCCGCGCTCTGGGTCGCCTTGAGGCCGCTGGCCTGAACGCGGCTGAGGGTGTTCCCCCGATGGACTGGTTCAGCCCCGCAGACGGTGTGGACCCGTACAACCTCGATGACCCCGATGACCAAGCCGAAGTACGGGCGATCCTCGACGCGTGGAAGCAGGCCCGTCAGGAGCGCTCCACCGCCTATGTCCCCGGTGCCCTGAAGTACAACACCAACTCCTTCAACCCGGAGCAGTTGCAACTCGTACAGGCCCGTGAAATGGCCATTGGCGAGATTGCCCGGCTCACCGGCATCGACTCCGACGACCTCGGCCTGAACACCACCAGCCGGGTCTACTTCAACGCGCAGGACCGTCGCCGCGCCTTCCTCGACTTCGTGGTGGGTCCGTACATGCGGGCCATTGAGTCCCGGCTCTCCATGCCCGACGTGACACCGCGTGGCTACACGGTGCGCTTCGACACCGCCGACTTCGCGAAGGCCGACGACCTCACCAGTGCTCAGACCGACGAAATTCTTGTGCGCTCCGGAGTCATGGACATCAACGAGATTCGTGAGCGCCGTGGGCTGGCTCCGCTGAGCACTCCCAAGTCCTCCACTCCCGCGCTCCCTGCGCCTGTCCCTGAGGAGGCCCTTCGATGAAGGTCACCCTGTCTGCCGCAGACTTCACCGCCGACACTGAGAGGCGCACCCTCACAGGGCTGCTCCTGCCGTTCAACGCGGTGTCCCGTCCTGCCGCCGATCCGCGCACCGGGAAGGTCTCCACCTTCTCCTTCTCTGAGGGCACCGTGACCCTGCCGGAGGACCCGTCCGACGTGATCCTGAACTACGGCCACGACCGCGAATCCATGGCCGCACAGGTGGGAGTCGGTGCTGAGTTCACCCTCCAGCCCGAAGGCGTGCAGGCCAAGTTCCGCATTGCCCGGACCCCTGAGGGTGACCGGGTGTTGGCACTGGCAGAGGACCGCATCCTCAAGTCCTTCTCCGCAGAGGTCGAAGGCGAGTTCGTCAACCGTGGCGGTGTCCAGCACGCCGTGTCCACGAATCTCTACGGCGCAGCAATCGCGCTCAAGCCCGCATTCGTGGGAGCACACATCACCAGCGTGGCGGCATCCGCCGCAACAGAGAAGGGAAATCACATGACCGACGAGACCACGGAGAAGGTCGAGGCCACTCAGGTCTCGTTCTCTGCCGACGAAGGCAAGGCACTGGCCACCAAGGTCACTGAACTTGCCACCAAGATCGAAGGACTGGCCGACATCAAGGTTCCTGTCACCACGGCACAGTTCGCCGTCAAGGAAGAGCCCATCTACCGCTTCAGCGGTCACGAGGGTGCTCCCTCCGGCTTCGACTTCGCCACCGACATCCTGAACGCAGCCCGCTACGGCGATCAGGCTGCCTTCAAGCGGGTGCAGGACTTCACCGCTGAGTACATCGGCGCTGACTTCGTGGACACCGGAGACACCACGGCGGTCAACCAGCCCACGTACCGCCCGGACATGTTCCTTGGTCAGGCTCCGGTCCCGACCAGCCCCATGTTCGACACCTTCCGCAAGGGTGGCCTCAGCGACATCACTCCCTTCTTCTACTCGAAGTTGGACCGTGCTGCGACCAACGTTGGTGTGGCCGATCACGTCGAGGGAACCGACCCCACGAACAAGGACCTTGTGACCGTGGCCGGTGCCACCGTCAGCCCGGTGCCTGTCTCCGGCAAGGTGCACATCACCCGCGAAGTGGGCGATCAGGGCGGCAACCCGCAGGTCTCCGGCCTCGTGTGGGCTGAGTTCGAGCGCTCCTTCAAGATCGCTCTGGAGACCAAGACCGCTGCTCTGGTCAACGCTGCCACCGTCACCTCCCTGACCTCGGCTATCGCAGCCGGTGCCACGGGTGCTGTGGCCGGTCAGGCGATTGAGGCCGGTCTGCTCGGTCTCCAGTTCCTCGCGGACGGCTCGCGCTTCACCAAGTCCTTCGGTCACGTGGACCTGTACACGGTGCTGGCCACCTACGAGAACGCGGACGGTGAGAAGCGTTACCCGATCATCAACCCGCAGAACCGTGACGGCATCTCGGGGGCGAAGTACTCGTTCCTCGACATCGCCGGTTACCGCATGGAGCCGGGTCACTCGCTGGGTGCCACGGGCGTCAACTCCAAGTCCTACGTGGCTGACCCCGGTGCGGTGCACGTGTGGAACTCGGGCCTGAACCGCTTCGACAAGTTGACCGAGAAGGTGGAGGGCTGGGACATCGGCTGCTTCGCGTACTTCGCGGGCATCGTCTACGACGTCTCCGGCCTCCGTCAGATCACCTACACGAAGGCGTGATCTGACATGGCTGAGAAGAAGGCTCCTGCTGCCAAGGCCGCAACGGTCGGTGACGTGGTGAAGGTACCCAAGGGCCAGACCCTGATGGTCCTTCCTGACGGCACCGTCGTGACCGCCCGTGGCTCCTACGTCCTCGACAAGCCGGGTCTGTACGTCTGTGGCTCGCTCCGGGTCGAGGCCTCTGAGAGTCGCGAGGACTGATCCGCATGGCTGAGCAGTCGGAGTTCGTCAAGAACTGCATTGCCCGTCGTGCCAAGGCTGCCGGGACATCGGAGTCTGCACCTTCGGTGTCCCGGCCTGCAAAGAAGACAGCGGCGAAGAAGACCGCTGCTGCCAAGAAGAGCAAGTGAGGAAGGAGGGGACATGAACAAGCCGGACCTGACCATCGTCAAGGCGTACCTCGGGAATTCCGAGTGGGACGACACCACGATTACTGCTGCGCTCAACGCTGAGGCCGCAGCACAGGCGAAGGCCTGCCGTGTCCCCTCCGAGCCCACTGAGTGGCCTGCTGACCTCGCTGAGGCCCTGTGCCGACGTGTGGCAGCCAATCTGGCCAACAGGAACACGCCTCTGGGCTTCCAGTCCTCGCTGCTGGAGACAGGCGGAGTGATCGCCCGGACGGGTGGCGGTGACCGCGAGGTGCGCAGGTTCGAAGCCCCGTACAAGAAGTTGGTCATCGGATGAGCGCCGCAGAAGTCAGGCAGGCCCTCGCAGACGCCGCCAGCACCGTGGAGGGGATCACCTGCTTCCCCTACTACAAGCAGATGACCAAGCCGGGTGGCGCGTGTGTCCGCAAGGACCGCACCGAATACCCGAATGACTTCGGTGGAGTGAACACGTGGCAGGTCGTGGTGATCCTGCCGCAGGACCAAGCAGCCGCAGAGAAGTTCATGGACGAGAAGACGCCGCTGCTGGTGGCTGCCCTCTCTCCTGAGATGCGCGTAACAGAGGCGTACCCAACAGTCACCGTTCTGCCCGATGGGGGCAGCGCGGTTAACACCGTCCTGATTCAGGGCAACCGAGAAGAGGAGTAAAACAATGGCCGCACTTGGAACTCGGCTGCTCACCATCGAAGTGGGCGGCTCGGAATACAAGGCTGAGGTCTCGAACGTTCGGATCACCTCTGGTGCATCGGACTCGGACTTCACCTCCTTCGCGGACGCTGCCTCCGGTGGCGGTCGTGAATACAAGTTGGCGATGACTCTCGTTCAGGACCTTGCCACCGGCTCCCTGTGGCGCGAGGTCTGGGACAACACCGGCACTGAGGTGCCCTTCACGCTGGCTCCGTACGGCAACGCCGCTCCGGCTGCCGGTCAGGGTCACGTCGTGGGCAACGCGGTCATCTCTGAGCCTGACGGCGATCTGCTCGGCGGTGAGGCCAACGCCTCGACCACCGCGCGTTTCACCATCGACGTTGAGTGGTCGTGCACCGCCAAGCCCACGCTGGATGAGGCTCCCTGATCCGTCATGGCCAAGTCCATCGGTGTGAAGGTCGAAGGTCTCAGTGGAGTTGTCCGCAACCTTCAGAAGATGGGTGTTGAGGTCGAAGACCTCAAAGACGCCTTTGCCCGCATCGGTGAACAGGTCAAGCCCGATTACCAGCGAGTCACCCCGGTCAGGTCTGGACGCCTCCGGGGTGACTACCGGGTCAGCAAGGCCAAGGGGAAGGTCAACCTCTACGTAGGTCGGGCCTCCATCCCCTACGCCGGTCCCATCAACTACGGCTGGGCTGCTCGCAACATCGCTCCGGCCAACTTCATCGCCAAGGGTGACGAGACCGCATCGCCCAAGGCATCCAACTCGCTCGAAGAAGCAATCTCCGATCTGGTCGAGAAATTGAACCTCGGCTGACTCATGAAAGGTGCAGACAGCATGAATGAAGAGAAGAAGATCACCGCAGACGAGTTCATCGAGTCCCTGACGGGATTTGAGGAAATCGCAATCGCGAAGGCCTTCGGAGATGAGGTCTTCAACCTCGCTCAGAACAAGGAAACGATGTTCGTTCGTGCCCTTGTCTTCGTCCACTTCAAGCGTGAGGGCAGCAATGACCCTGAGGCGAAGAAGCAGGCCCTGAGCATGACCCTGAAGGCCGCACAGTCGATGTTCGCGGATGAGGACGACACGGCGGTGCAAATGGAGTCGGGGGAAGGCGAGACTCCCGCCGCGTAACGGCCTTCGACCTCGGCGTCTGGTGCGTGATGACCAGACAGACACCGGAGGTCTGGATGAGCCTCACTCGGCTGGAGCGGGAGCAGTTCTTCGAGGCAGGCAAGCAGTTCCACGGGATCAAGGGATAGGAGGAGGGCGACATGGCAGCCAAGCCGGTCAAAATTGCGATCATCGCGAATGCCGCTCAGGCCAAGCGTGAACTGAACTCCTTCTCCTCCAGCCTCTCGGACAAGTTCAAGAAGGTCGGCAAGGTCGCAGCCGTTGGCGCTGCCGTGGCCGGTGCAGCACTGCTCAAGATCGGTGCCGACTCGGTGAAGGCAGCCTCAGATTCTCAGCAGTCTCTCGGGGCTACTGAGACCGTCTTCGGCAAGTACGCCGATGGAGTCATCAAGAACTCCAAGAGGGCTGCTACCGCAATCGGCCTGTCAGCCAACGAGTACCGGGAACTGTCCAACGTGACAGGTGCCTTGCTCTCCGGTGCTGGCATGCCGCTGAAGAAGGTTGCCGGTCTCACCGACGACCTGAACAAGCGGGCCTCCGACATGGCTGCCACGTTCGGCGGGACCACCCGTCAAGCAGTGGAGTCCATCTCCTCCCTGATGAAGGGTGAGGCTGACCCCATCGAGAAGTACGGCGTCAGCATCAAGCAGAGCGATGTCTCGGCACGGCTGGCAGCCAAGGGCCTCGACAAGTTGACCGGCTCTGCGAAGAAGCAGGCTGAGATGCAGGCCCGCCTTGAACTGCTGATGTCCAAGACCGCGAAGACGCAGGGTGCCTTCAAGCGGGAGTCAGGAACTCTGGCCCATCAGCAGCAGGTCCTCGGTGCTCAGTTTGAAAATCTGAAGGCCAAGATCGGCTCGATCCTCCTGCCGGTCCTGACCGCTCTGTTCACGTTCATGAACAACACCGCGATCCCGGCTCTGACCACGTTCGGCTCAGCCATGCGGGACAAGTTGGCTCCGTACGTGGACAAGGCCAGAGACGGCTTCAAGGACCTGATGAAGATGCTGGAGCCGGTGGGCAACTGGCTTCGCAAGCACCCTGAGGTCATCAAGGGCATCGGCATCGGTCTGGGCATCGCTGCCGGGGCTGCTGTCGTCTTCGCTGCTGGCATGGGCCTTGTGGCCCTCGCTACCTCCCCGATCACCCTGACGGTGCTGGCAATCGCGGCCTTGGCCGGAGGCATCGCCTACGCGTACAAGAACTCCGAGACCTTCCGCACTGGTGTGGCCAAGGTCGGAGAGATTGCCATGCAGGTCTTCGGCTGGATGCAGACCAACGTGCTGCCGATCCTCACCGCTATTGGTGCCTACTACGTGGCTGTGTTCAACCGGCTGCGCTCCACCACACAGACGCTGCTCGGGGTCATCCAGAGCCTGTGGCGGGTCTTCGGTGGGACCATCACTGCCTTCCTCACCAACACCTTCAAGAACCTCAAGACCGTGGTCGAAGGTGGCCTGAAGGTGATCCGGGGAATCATCAAGACCGTCACCTCGATCATCAAGGGTGACTGGAGCGGCGCATGGAACGGGATCAAGACCATCCTGTCGGGCGCATGGGGCGTCATCCGGGGCATCGTGTCCCAAGGCGTCAACATCGTGAAGAGCGTCATGTCCGGTGCGTGGGCTGCGATCAAGGGCCTGACCTCCGCCGCGTGGAACGCGATGAAGACCAAGGTCAGCAGCACCATCAGCGACATCGTGGGCTATGCCAAGGGCATCCCCGGCAAGGTCACTGGGGCACTGGGAGACCTCTCCGGCCTGCTGAAGGACATCGGCTTCTCCATCATCGACGGACTCCTTCAGGGCATGAAGGATGCGTGGGACAACGCCTCCGGCTGGCTCTCCAGCAAGGCAGGGGAAATCAAGGACCTCAAGGGTCCTCCTGCCAAGGACAAGATCATCCTTGTCGAGAACGGCAAGTTGATCATGAAGGGCTTCCTCAAGGGCCTGAAGAACGGCTGGGTCTCGGTCGCCAAGTACCTCTCCCGTGTCACCCAGTACGTGAAGGCTGTGCTGGACAAGCGCTACGACGGAGCAGCGTTGCGTGCGCACACTCGTGCGGTGCTGCGCTCCCTCAAGGACGAGTACCGGGCGATCCAGCGCAATGAGGCCGCACAGGACCGTGTGAACAAGCGGCTTGCTGCTGTGAAGAAGTTGCTGGCTGACCGCACCAAGGCAGCCAAGGACTACGTAGCCTCGGTGAAGGCCTCGGTCATCTCCACCGGCAACATCACCTCACTGGGTCAGAGCGGTGACGGCTCCTCCTCGATCAGCAACCTGATCACCGAGTTGAAGAACAAGGTGAACAACGCGAAGCGGTACGCCTCGCTGATCGCACAGTTGACCAAGGACAGTCTGAACAAGACCTCCCTTCAGCAGTTGATTGATGCCGGTGTGGAGGGAGGTCTGGCGACCGCTGAGGCTCTGGCCTCCGGTGGCAAGCAGGCCCTGTCTGAGGTCAACTCCCTGACCAAGGAACTGGCAGCCACCGGCACCGCTCTGGGGACCTCCACCGCCAAGACCATGTACGGCGCGGGCATCGAAGCAGCCAACGGTCTGATCAAGGGACTGAACACGAAGGCCAAGCAACTGGACAGGGCTGCTGTACGCCTCGCCAACGTCCTTGTGAGGGCTGTGAAGCGGGCACTGGGCATCAAGTCCCCGTCCCGTGTCTTCAAGGGCTTGGGCGACAACGTGACCAAGGGTCTGGTCATCGGGCTGGACGAGTACCGGGTGAAGAAGGCCGGTCAGGCTCTGTCCTCCAGTCTTCAGCAGGGCTTCGGTGAACCGGCACTTCAGGCCTTCGCCACCGCATCCGCGCAGCAGCGGTCCTCTGTGGCTGTGAAGTTGACCAGCGAGCAGGTCTCTCAGTTGCAGCGTGGCCGTGAGATTCAGATGGACCTCAACGCGTACAAGGCTGTTGGTGGACGGGTGAGCGCATGAGCCAGCAGTTCAAGACCGTGGGCGTGCTCCGACTGGAGGTTGAGGACGACCCCACCGGCCTTGTGAACCTGATCGTGAACACGTCGGGCGAGATGGGCGGCTACGGCTGGGTCACTCCTACCGGGTCGATCAAGACCGACTCGCTGGGCTACGGGCTGGAGTTGAACTACGCACCCCAAGGCGGCGCACCGGAGTACTTCGCGAGTGAGCCCGCCACAGCCGTTGCAGGGCACTACGTCGCAGCGTCGTGGGTGATGCGCACGACCACGTACTACCGGGCCAAGATCGAGTACCTGAACTCCTCGCAGGTCGTGATCGGCTCCTCAGCGCAGACCGGCTACCTGACCGCCTCAGTGCCCGCCTCCGCCTCCATCGGACCCTCCCTGCTGCCCGCTGGCACCGCCTTCGTGCGTCTGCGCTTCGACGTGTTCAGCAACAACACCGGAGGCAACCCCATCGGTGGTCAGCGCTGGCACCTCCAGCAGGCCACCATGGCAACCGCTGCCACCTCTGGAGCACTGGGCACCTCCAAGACCAACCTGATCACCAACCCCTCCTTCGAGACCGACACAGCCGGGTGGACGGCAGACGCTGGAGTCGGCCTCACCCGTGTCACGACACAGCAGCAGGTCGGAGCAGCGGCTCTGGAGGTCAAGCCCAACGGCGCGACGGTGACGACCCATACGAACCTCGTGCGCAACCCGTCCTTCGAGACGAACGTGTCGCTGTGGTCGGGTGCATCCCTGCTCGAACTGGGCGGAGCCGACGCGACCCTGACCCGCATCGCCTCCACTGCTGGCTCTGGGTCGTGGGCGGCACGCGTCAATGATGACGCTGCTCCCGGTGCGTCGAACGCGATGCAGGTCTACTCATCCTTGATGGACGTCACTCCGAGCACAAAGTATTACCAGCGAGTGAGCGCGAGAGTCTCCGGCCAGTCCAATCGAATCTATCTCCTCATTGCGTGGTACACCGCCGCCGATGTTTACATCAGCACCGCAGCCGTGCTGGCCAAGACCGTGACCGTTGGCGACACCACGTGGTACGACCTCGCAGGGAGCGCCACCGCACCCTCGAACGCGGCAAAGGCTCGCGTCGTCGTGCGCTACTACACCCCCGGCGAGACCTACGTAAACGGCTCCCTCGGCGGCTACTTCGATGCGGTCTACTTCGGCTCCACCGATCCGGGCTCCTACTTCGACGGCTCGACTCCTGATGCTGGTGACACCGACTACTCGTGGACCGGCACCGCTCACGCCTCGACCTCGACCAAGGTCATCACCGTTCCGCTCGGCGCGAGTACCGCAGGAGTGAAGACCACTGTCACGGTGCAGGGCAGCAAGGCCTACACGCTCTCGGCGTACCAGAAGACCGCTGTCACAGCGCGTTCCCTCAAGTGGACGTTGGACTGGTACGCAGGAGCCACACTGCTCTCCAGCGCGGTCTACACGGTCGGCACCGACTCCACCTCATGGACACGGTTCAGCAAGACGATCACCGCACCTGCTGGCGCAACCTCGCTGGAGTGGTCCCTGCGCTATGACACCCTCGCAGCCGGTGAGAGCCACTACATCGACGCTGTGATGGTCCAGCAGTCCTCCACGCTCAACGCCTACTTCGAGGGCACGGTGGGTGAGTCTGACCTGTCCGGTGTGGAGCCCGTGCCCTATCTCGACGTGCTCGGCCCGACCCATGACATCAAGGTCGTGCGTGAGGCACTGAACGTCGGGACCTTGACCGCCACCATCCTCGACTCCTCCCTTGATCCTTCACAGAGTGACCTGATTCGGCCCGGTCGCCGTCTCCGTCTGATGACGCTGGACAACGACTCCGATGAGTGGTCTCCCTTGTTCATGGGCAAGGTCGTGGACGCAGCGGTCACCTACGAACTGAAGAACCCGAACGTCCCTGACCAGAAGCGTGCCCGGATCGAACTCACCGCCTCTGACCCGAACGCCTCCCTTGCGCAGCAGACGCGCAGCGAAGGTGTCACGACCATTGATGAACTCCGGTGGGTGGTCGAAGGCTGTGGGGTGCCGTGGAACATCAACGGCTCCGGTCAGCAGTACTCCTCTCCGCCCGTGGTGGCCGTCAACGACAACGCCTCTGCGCTGGACCAGATCGCTGTCACCCGTGACTCCAACCTCGGCTATGCGTGGGTGGACCGCTACGGGGTGTTGCAGGTCTGGGACGCAGCCCTGATGGGCGCGACCAGTACGGGCACCTTCGCTGAGGCCCAGTACACAGACCTCGATCTTTCGTTCAACTCGGGCGACCTGATCAACGAAGTGACGATCAAGTTCCTTCGGCTGAACCCGGCCACCGGGGAGACGGAGGAGATTCCGTACGGCCCGTACCGGGATGAGACTTCGATCAACGAGTGGGGTGTGCGCTCGAAGGAGTTCACCGTGCAGGGGATCAGTGAGGAGACCGCTGACCTCGATCTGTACGCGCAGGCGATCCTTACCGCGAACTCCACGCCTGAGGTGCGCATCAACTCTGTGACCATGCCGGTCACTGAGGTCTCTCACCTTGTCGTGGGTAGGGCACTGCATGACCTCTACGACCTCGTGGTGGTCAGCAACGCGTCCAAGGGGATCAGCCATGACTCCCGGATCACCACCATCGAGCACAGCATCACCCCGGACAAGTGGATGATGAAGTTCGGCTTCTCCGGTGAGGGTGTGGTGGCCTCGCCCACGTTCACCCCGTCCCCGCAGACCGGAGCCGGTGGCAAGACCCTCGGGCAACTTCTGCGGCCCATCGGTGAGGTGACGATGTTCTACGGGGCCAAGGCTGACATCCCTGCCGGGTGGCTCCCTCTGGACGGCTCCACGGTCCCGGCTGAGTACGCAGACCTGATCGCTCACCTTGGTGGCACCACGTTGCCGAACTTCACTGACCGTCTGCCCATCGGTGCGGGCACAAAGGCTCTGGGCACCACCGGAGGCGCACCGACGAAGACTCTGAGCGTGGCCAACCTTCCGGCTCACAAGCACGACATGACTCACGGCCACACCACGATGTCCTCCAACGACATGGCTGTGCAGTCCACCGCCTCCTTCAAGCGGGCCAGCAACACAGTGGGCACGACCACCAACGGAGGCTTGGTCAACAACTTCACCGGGGACACCGGCAACACCGGCTCTGGCACTGCCTTCGACGTGATGAACCCGTGGCTGTCCCTCTGGTTCATCATGAGGGCGATCTGATGGACAACACGAAGTTGGTCATCACGTTCGTGGGCACGGTGTTCATGGTGGCCCTGTGCGGGATCATCGTGCTGGCTGTGCGGGATCAGAACGTGCCTGACGTGCTCCAGAACATCGCTGTGGGCTCGATGACCCTGCTGGGTGGCCTGCTGGTCCCTGCGAAGACTCCGCCTGAGTAG